TTAGCAAGACACACATAATACTTAGCACTATTATCCACTACGCTAGATATCATGGCATCTAAGGTTTGATATTTGCCTAGCCTGGATCCAGAGAAGGTTAGTGTGTTATTTGCGTATACACCCGATTTAACAGAGAAACTCTCGCCTGACTCTAAAGACATGTCTACGCTGACTGAATGAGATCTATTTGGTTGCCAGTCGTTTATCAAACCATTCTCTGTGAAAGTGTTGGCGATAAGTTCTTCTAGAAATTCACTTGTACAAGGAAGTCTATAAACACTATGATGTATTTTTAGTTTACTTGTCAAACCTTCAATTAGGATTTGCTTAATGTTATCTAGCACATCTAAGTATAACCTATATCGGGATATTAAGCAAACATAGATATTACATCCAGTTAGACATTATTGACTGCGTAGCAGACATAGTGTGTCTTATAGTGGTTTGGTATTTCTATTTTCGGCTTTGTTAATTCCCGCCGAAATTTAATCTCATATGATGATATAATTTGTTTACGATGATGACAGTAGAAGACTGGGCACGATTAATCCTTACAACGCTTTCAATACTTGCTATTGTCGGCGGAGGAATTCGTTGGCTCGTAAAGCATTATTTAAACGAACTTAAGCCGAATTCAGGATCTAGTTTAAAAGACTCCGTTGACCGATTAGAAAAAAAGACTGATCAATTGTTTGATCTTTTAGTTGAACACTTTAAAGATCATTCTAAAAAATAACTCTTTATATATAATATATAAGATATCTTAAAAACCTTATTTGCTAGTTATTCTTTTTCTTTATATTTTTAAGTATACACTTCAATACTCTGGACTTTTACACTTTACGCAGAAATGATTATAACAATTCTATAACAATTATTTTTATTGCCTGGTTTATAACGTTTTGTTACAATTTATACTGTTTATAACGTTTTGTTATAATATGTCCTATTTGTCCTAATACAATGTTATAATTTTTACGCTGGCACCTAGATTCTAACCCCCACCCCACTGCGTCTAGGTGTCCAGTTTTATTTAATGGTATAATCAATTATCATGTGTGCTCCTACAATAGAAAAATATGGCGCCTCGCCAGCAAACATTCAATGGACAGTAGTCCGTGGAGACACAGCAACCCTGCTTGTAGAGTTTTTAGAGGACGATGAAGTAACTGCCTTTGATTGCTCTGATTGGACGTTTAGAGCAACCTCATATGATCCAATGGGAAATGTATTAGATAACCTACCCGTAACTAATACTAATAATAAAGTAACAATTACTGCTCCCGCATCAATTACAGAAGACTGGGGAACAGGCTACAATCAAGTAGCAGCAGAGTTAAGATTTGACCTTGAGGTAATTATAGAGGGTGGAAGCGGACCAGATGCAGACACGGTTTGGACTCCAGTTATAGGAACTATATGTGTTTTAAGTGATATGACGCCAGGTTTATAATGCCAATAGTAAAAGTCTCAAACCCTACACCACTACTTCCGCCAGTAGTCAAAATTGGCAAAAAAATATTTAAAACTAAAATAAAGTAGTTAGGGGCAAGTCATGGCTAAAAGCATGGACTTTCCTCAAAAGAAAAAATACTCAGAAACTGTAAAAGAAGTAACTAATACTGAGTATATTGCTGTTCCAGGTATTCAGGGTGAAAAAGGAGATATAGGTCCAATAGGACCAGTGGGTCCTCAAGGGCTAAGAGGTGAAAGAGGCATCCAAGGTAAGGATGGCAAAGAGGGACCACAAGGTCCCAAAGGGGATCCAGGAAAGAGTAGTGGACAGGCATATGAAAGTCCATCTGGACAGTATCCTGGTTGGGCTTATTATGCAAATAAAAGTACGCAAGCCCATAGGCTAGGTCCAGAAAGAGGCGAAGATGGTTGGGTAAATTTTTTCTTAGATATAGATGAATCCAAAACCATTGAAACCTATTTGCCAAATAGATCAGTTTCTTTATTAAATGCAACGGCAAATAATATAAATTTAAAAACTTTAAAAGTTGGGGCTAGAGTAGATATTAGATATGATTTTTCTTTAGAAACCTATACTTCAAACACAGAGGTTTGGATAAGGACCCTTTTAAAAGATGAGCGTATTTCTCCAACTGGTTACGTTGGTTTAGTAAAGTATCAATATTTATATGACATCTCATATTTTCAAACCATTTTTATCAATAGCGATAAAATTAAAAACTATGGAGGAGTACCTCAGATCAGGACTGACAATGAAAGTTCTTTTATTTTAAAAGGAATCTATATATCAGTATCTTAGTGGTATAATTAAGCAGGAGGACTAATGGCATTTCCAGGCACATATAATTTTAATTACTACCGTGGTGATAGGTATGAATTTGTAATCCGTCCAAAAACTGCAAACGGTGGGGCTTTTGATTTAACAGGATACAGCGCAAACTTTACTGTTGCTAATGCAAGAGGAGAAAATAAAACTCAATACGAAATGCAGGCTATTGTTGATGGCTCTGCAGATACAGTAACTTGTAGAATTTTACCAGGTGCAGGAGAAGTCCTAGTTGCTGGAACATATGTATATGATGTTCAAATAGATTCTGGGGCTACATTAGTTTACACACTTTTAACGGGAACTGTAACAGTAACAGATGATATTACTGGAGCAGATGATTCATAATGGTTGACGTATTACTTAATACCGATGATGTTGTTGTTATAGGACCGCCAGAGTCAATTGATTTATTAGTTGATATTGGTCCACAAGGAACTCGTGGTAGCAAATTTATTGTTGGTTCTGGAGAGCCTAACGCCTTAACAGCAAGTGGTGTTTTATTTGGAACTACTTTAATACTAAATGACATGTATATTAATACCGCCCCAGGAGAAAATTATGGATACATGTATCAATATATTTCTCAGGCTGGTGCAAACACTTGGGTTCAGGTTTTAAAAGTAAGTCCAGCAATTTATTCTTCTGTAGAGACTATTGCTTTTACATCTGGAGCAGGATCAATTACTATTCCAATATCAAACATAGTAACAGTTAGTGGTTCACCACTTACCGCTTCAAATTTTAATGTTCAGTTTCGGATTGAAGGAGCAAATCCAATTGCTTCATCAATGGAGATTCCTGCTTTAGCGGGGGCTGGAACAAACCTAGTAATAAATTTTGACGCAGTTCAATATAGTGGTGGTAGTTGGTCAAATCTTACTGGAAGTAAGATAGTCCATTTATTTATCTCTATAGTTTAACAAAAATGGTATAATCTTTACAGAGGTGACCACATGGCTGTAGAAAACATAGGAAATTTAGTACCAACCAAAATTCCAGCATTAGTTGATGATGCTAATATTCAAGATGCTCTAAAAGCGTATCACTATGGTTCTTATGATTTTGATACCGCAGAAACTAATACGGCAAATCTTTTAAATCCATCTATTGCTTACACCATCAATAATCTACAAACTCAAATTACCACAAAGGCTGCGCTAGAGGTTGCAGCAAGGGATAGTTCAAGAGCAAGCACAACTGCTCCTACCGCAGCAGCGTTTACAGCATTTTCTAATACAATACCAGATGGATATGTCTGGCTAGATAAGGACTCATCAGCAGGAGTTGGGTATTACGCTGCAACATCTGTTTATACAACAACTGCTCCATCAACAAATTTAGCAAACGGACTTATATGGATTAAAAAAGGTTCAAGTCCAATTGAAATGTATGTTTATAATGGCGATACTAGCGCCTTTAATAGGGTGGTTTAATGCCTACGGTATTTGATTCAGACGGTAAGGCAGCCTACGTATACAATTTAGCAGATGACACTTGGTATCAAGTTTCTGGAAAGACCGACATATCTGGAACATTTGAATGGACTGGCCTACATACGCATCTTTCTAACTTTACAACCACAGAAGCATCTGTTGCAAAAAAAGGAACTAATAATTTTCTTAATCCAGCAGCAAGAGATGCAGCAATTCCATCCCCCGCTGCTGGCACAATATGTTTAATAAGACAAAATTCTGGCGGAACAACCATAAATGAAATACAAGTTTATATTGACAGCAGTTGGACAACAGTCCTACCATCTCCAGTTGGACAACCAAATAAATTTCTAAAAAGTGATGGTACAATATCTTCATGGGGAGATGTACCAGATGCACTACCTCAAGTTTTTTTAATGATGGGAGGATAAAAATATGGCAACAGCATATAAAGTTCTTGGCCAACAAAATCCAAGTGCAACAACTCTAACAACACTGTACACAGTTCCATCAAGTACTTCGGCAGTTGTTTCAACAGTCACAGTTGCAAATCTTGCAGCATCATCTGCAACATTTAGAATTGCAGTTCGGCCAGCAGGAGAAGCAATAGCAAACAAACATTATATTGCTTATGATATAACAATAGCAGCACTAGATACTTTAACACTTACACTAGGATTGACTTTGGCTACAACAGATGTTATATCAATATATGCATCTACAGCAACAATGGCTTTTTCAGCATACGGATCGGAAATTTCATAAATGACACTTAAAAGTGTAAAGTCTGGAACACTAAATGGTCTTCAACTTGCTGGTGTTTCAAGCGTTGCCAAGCCATCAGAACCAGGTAAGCCAACTATCTCATCTATTAGTCCAAGCACTGCAATTGTAACTTTTACAGCAAATACAATTGGTTCAACAGCAACATCATTCATAGCAACAAGCAGCCCAGGAGGAATTACTGTTTCTGGCGCATCAAGCCCATTAACAATAACAGGCTTAACATCAGCAACATCCTATACAGTTTCAGTTGCTGCAATAAATGCAAATGGAACTGGTGTTTCAGGTCCAGCATCTGATTCATTTACAACACAAAGTCAATATAGTCAAGCAGTTGACTTTGTTGTTCTTGGCGGTGGCGGTGGTTCAAGCAATAACGGTATAGTTCCAGGAGGCGGTGGCGGTGGTGGCTATAGAACTTCTATAGGAACTAGCGGTGGAGGTAGAGCCGCAGAATCAAAAACTATATTATCAGGAACTAATTATTCAATTGTAGTTGGCGCTGGCGGAACTGGATTTAATCCTGGCACTTATTCACAGTTTGACGATAAACAAAGTTTTGGTGGCCTACCAGCCAACTCAGGAAATTCAACAGGTGGAACTGCTGGTGCTTCTACAGGCACAAATCTAGGAACTGGATATGATGGTGGAACTGGCGGATACACAGGCGGTGGCGGTGGTGGCGCTGGCGGTGCTGGAACCAATGGCACAAGTGCAAGATATAGCACGTCTGGTAATGGTGGAGTTGGAATTGCAAACGATATTTCATCTGGAGTACTTTATTACAGAGGTGGTGGCGGTTATGGTGGTCAGGGTGGTTATGCTTGTAATAGTACAGGCTCTCATGGAAATTCGGGCACAACTACTAGCGCTAACTATGGTGGTGGAGCAAATGGACCATCTAACTATTACTCTCCCAATGCATCAAACTCTGGTGGTTCTGGAGTTGTAATAGTCAGATATCCATCTTCTAGAACACTTACCGTTGGAGCAGGTTTAACAGCAACTACTTCTGTATACAATAGCAATAAAATTACCACCATCACGGCTGGTAGTGGAAACTTGGTTTGGAGTTAATTATGGCACATTATGCATTTTTAGATGAAAATAATATTGTTACTGAAGTTATTGTGGGTGTTGATGAAAACATTACTCAAACTGATATAGATGGAACAGAAGTTGGTGGTTCATCAGATGCCTGGGAAAATTTTTATGGAAATCGTCATAATAAAACTTGTAAAAGAACATCCTATAATTCTATGGCTGGAAAAAGAAAAAATTTAGAAACTAATGAATTAACAGAAGAAATTGGATTTAGAAAAAACTATGCAGGCATTGGTTACACCTATGATGCTGAACGAGATGCTTTTATTCCGCAACAGCCATTTGCTTCATGGACACTAAATGAAGAAACATGTCTTTGGGATCCACCAGTTCCACAACCAGACATTGTAAATCCATATAGATGGATTGAAGAAACTGGTTCTTGGGAATTAATTGTTTTTGAAGATTAGTAATTAAATAAAATATACCCCCAAAGGAAAATATCCAATGGGGGTTATTTTTTTTATTAAATTTTATTGCTTACATGGATATTTGTTATACCATTCTTGATACCGCTTTCCATTTACGGAACTCCATGCAGACCAGTCTTTTCCACCATTAGTCATATGAAGAGCAATTTGAGAATTTACTACTGGGTTTAATAACTCAGCATTTGAATCTAACTCAAACTTTTCTCTACGATCTGACCCTAATTCTCCAAGCATATTTATTTGAAATACGCCATAAGAACTATCTCCAGTTTTTACGTTACCATTGAAAGCAAGAGGACGACCATTAGATTCTGCCTTTGCAATAGCACAAGCAGACCTCAAGGCTTTTCCTTCAAACCCTACATAACGTAACATATCCACCAGTTGCTCATCAGTTAGATTATGAGCATTTTCATACTTTTCTAATTTTTTGTCTTTAGAAACCAAAAAGGCCACCTTTTGGGTGGCAGACTTGACGGACTCTTTAATTAGTAAGTTGTTTTCATTCGTTGCATTTGCAGCCCCCGAAAAAACAGTACCACAAATAACCAACGATAATACCCCTAGCCAAACATTTGCTTCTCTCATTGTAAAATACCTCCTAGAGAACAAATGCTACCAAGTAGGTAGCATGTATTAATTATACCACTATTTGATCTTTTGAGTCAAATACCCGTATAAAATAAAAAAAATATTAATAATTTTATTATTAGTTAATGGTATAATGATAAGATTATGGCTACATTTAGAGATCAATCCCTTAGTTCTTATTCAATCGGTTCTGCCCCTCCTACGGTCAACTGGACGATTGTAAAAGGCGATACAGCGGCATTTCGGGTATATGTAACAGATGACAATAAAGACCCACTTGACATTGCTGAATGGACAATTGAAATGGAAATTAAAAGACCCACACTTGCAGGGAACTTAAATGATGCAGATCCAGCAGGAGTTTTAATTCTTAATCCATCACCTACAGCACAAGATAGCGATGGAGAATTTACAGTATCTTTAACATCTGCCCAATCAAAAAGTTTAAACACTGGAGATATTTTTGATATTGAATTAAGCGATGCTACGAGGGTATGGACAGTTGCTCGTGGCATATTAACAGTTATTGAAGATATTACAAACAGCGATGAGTCGTAATGGCCTCCGTAGCAATAATAGATTTATCTGAAAAAAGATCAGAAACAATTTCTAGGATAAATTATCCTAAAAGTAAGATAAGTGGTTTTGTAAGACTCACAAAGATACAAGAAGTTTTGCCTTTTAGAGTAATGTTTACAAATATTGGAATCCCACCAGCAAATGCAGGTATACCTGGAATTGGACTTCAAATCATTGGAATCAATAACTATATTCTTTAACATAATGATATAATGGCCTCATGGCAAAGATATCAACCACCAACGTAAAGGCTCTGTTTCAGACAGGCGATAGACCAACCGAAGCAAACTATATAGATTTAATTGACAGTACTTCTGCTAGGTCTACCGATCTTGGATCAGATGGCAATAATGAGTCAACGATTAATGGAATTGAAAACTCAACTGTGTTTGATAACTTTACCGCAAGTGAGTTCAGATCAATGAAATATATGATCTCTCTTAAATGTGTAGCAGGTGGTGCAAACAAGTACTCCTCTACAGAAATTAGTATTCTGATTGATGGTACAGATGTATCTGTTAGTCAGTATGGAATAGTTGAAAACGATGGGAATATTGGCACCATCTCTGTTTCAAGGGCTGGAGATACAGTTTCATTAACTGTTGTTCCAGTAGGGGGAATCACACCTATAACTCTACGCTACATGCGTATGGGATTAAAGGCCTAACCAAGGAGATATAAGATGGCAACAGTAACAAAAGACTTTAGAGTAAAAGCGGGACTGGTAGTTGAGGGATCAACTGCGACCGTTGCAGGAAAAAACATAATCACAGCAGGCACAATTGATGCTAAGGGTGATTTACTAGTAGGTAGCGCAGATGATGCAGTTGCTCGTTTAGGAATTGGCACAAACGGTCAAGTACTTACAGCAAACTCATCTGCTACATATGGTGTTGAGTGGTCAGCCCCAGCAGCAGTTGGCGTATTTGGTACAAGTATTGAATTTGAAGGCGCAACAGCAGATTCCTTTGAAACAACCCTTCAAGTAACAGATCCAACAGCAGATCGTACAATTACACTTCCTGACAGATCAGGTACTGTAATTACATCTGGTGATACTGGCACAGTAACTAGCACAATGATTGCAAATGACACAATTGTAGATGCAGATATTAACTCAGCAGCAGCAATTGCTAAAACTAAGATTTCAGGAACTGCCATTACTGCAGCAGATTCAGGAACAGTTACATCCACAATGATTGCAAATGACACAATTGTAGATGCAGACATTAACTCTGCTGCAGCAATTGCTCAGTCTAAGATTTCAGGTCTTACTACTGATCTTGCAAACAAGGCTTCAGCATCAGATCTTTCAACACACACAGGCGCTTCAACAGGAGTCCACGGTGTAACTGGTTCAGTAGTTGGAACAACTGATACACAGACACTTACAAATAAGACACTGACAAGCCCAACAGTTTCAGGACTTACAATTTCAGATGCTTCTATCGTACTTGAAGGTACAACAGCAGATGCTCATGAAACAACTTTAACTGTAGGAGATCCAACAGCAGATCGTACAATTACTTTTCCAGATTCTACAGGAACAGTTGCTCTTACAAACAATAAGTTAAATGTTTTTGCAGCAACATCTTCATCAGAACTTGCTGGAATTATTTCTGACGAAACTGGTACTGGAGCACTTGTTTTTGCTAATACCCCAACACTTGTAACACCAAATATTGGTGCAGCAACTGGTACATCTTTGGTTCTTTCAGGGGACCTAACAGTTAATGGTACAACAACTACAATTAACTCAACAGAAATCACAGTTGATGACAAGAACCTTACACTTGGCTCAGTAGCAACACCAACAGATGCAGGCGCTGACGGTGGTGGTATTACTCTTAAGGGTGCTACAGACAAGACCATTAACTGGGTAGATGCAACTGATGCATGGACATTCTCTGAACACATTAACCTTGCTTCTGGCAAAAACTACTACCTAAACGGTACACTACAAACAGCAGCAGCACAAACTCTTACAAACAAGACAATTGATGGCGCAAGCAATACACTTACAGTACGAATTGCAAACGATGTTTCTGGTCTTGGAACTGGCGTAGCAACATTCCTTGCAACTCCATCTTCTGCAAACCTTGCATCAGCATTAACTGATGAATCAGGATCTTCAACAGTAGCATTTACTAATAGTCCAACTTTTGTTACACCAACTCTTGGTGCAGCAAATGCGACAAGTATTGCTCTTCCAGATGCTCTTGTTGGTTCTGCTCTTGCTACCGCTTCAACTTCAGCAACAACAATTGACACATGGTCAGCAAGCACTTATTCATCTGCGAAGTATATTGTTCAGATGAAAAAGGGTACTGATATTGAAGTAATTGAATTACTTGTTACAGTTGATGGATCAAACAACGTTTACTTAACAGAGTATGCAGATGTAATCAGCAACGCTGAACTAGGAACAACTAACGCTGTTTACAGTGGTGGAAATGTTCTTCTTCAGGTAACTGGTGCAGCAGCAGATACCGCTGTTAAAGTACACAAGATTTACATTGAGGCATAATTAAAAACTAAGAATAGGAGTCAACTGTGGCACCAGGATCCATAACAGTCAATAAAGACTTTAAAGTAAAGCACGGTATTAATGTTACCGATGGCGGTACTTTTGGAGGAACTGTCACAGTTGCTACTCCTACTCAAAGCACACATGCTACTACAAAAGCATATGTAGACGCACTTGTTGGCAATGTTGTAGTTGCTACAGAGTCAGCAAATCCAGGAAGTCCAGTAGATGGACAATTATATTTTAATACAACAACAAGACATCTTTCAATCTATTCAACTGATGCTGCTGACTGGATTGTAATTGCAACATTTGAAGATACTGCTAACTTAAGACAACATATTCACGATACATCTATTGGTGGCAATGGTCTTATTGTAAGTATTTATCAAGATGCTGGATACTATGATTCAATATTTTCTTCATCAGAAGATGCTGGTTATTATGATTTTAATGAATGGGCAATGGAATGGAATGGCGGTATTGCAATAGATAATTTTAATTAATTATCTGTTATAATACAATTAGGAATAAGGAGCAATAAATGGCAACCAGAATGCAGCAACGCAGAGGCACTGCAGCACAGTGGACATCTACAAACGCAGGAGCAGGTCCAGTATTAAATGCTGGTGAGATTGGTTGGGAATCAGATACCAATAAATTTAAAATTGGTGATGGTGTAAACAACTGGGCAAACCTAGATTACTTTGCTGATATTAACTCTACTGTTAACCCCGCTTTTGGTACAAGTATTACTTTTGAAGGCGCTACCGCAGATGCGTTTGAAACAACTATTACTGTAACAGACCCAACTGCTGATCGTACAATTACATTTCCAAATGCTAGTGGAACGGTAGCACTTACAAGTGATATTTCAGCAGGAGGAATTACTGCTTCATCAACAGACACCTTAACTAACAAATCAATCTCACTCGCTTCAAACACAGTTACATCAACTCTTGCACAATTAAATAGCGCAATTTCTGATGCAGATGTAGCCTCACTTGCAGGAACAGAAACACTTACAAATAAAACTTTAACTAGCCCAGTAATTACTGGAGCAGTATTTAATGATGGTTCAATTGTTTTTGAAGGCGCTACCGCAGATGCTCATGAAACAACTTTTGCTATTACAGATCCAACTGCCGATAGAACAATTACCTTTCCAGATGCTACAGGAACAGTTGCTTTAGCAGCAAACGTAGCAGCACTGTCTGGTGCAACATTTACTGGAGCGGTATCAGGAACAAGCCTTACTCTTTCAGGTGATCTAACGGTAAACGGAACAACTACAACAATTAACTCAACTACTCTTGCAGTAGATGACAAAAACATTGTTCTTGGAGATGTTGCTACTCCTTCAGATGCAACTGCAGATGGTGGCGGTATAACATTAAAAGGCGCAACAGATAAAACCTTTAACTGGGTAGACGCTACAGATTCATGGACATCTTCAGAACACATCAACCTTGCTTCTGGTAAGTCATATTCTATGAATGGAACTGCTCTTAAAGATGTTACAGAAACCCTTACCAATAAAACTTTAACAACTCCAGTTATTTCTAGTATTTCTAATACTGGAACTCTAACTTTACCAACCAGCACAGATACATTAGTAGGACGTGCAACTACAGATACTTTAACAAACAAATCAATTTCCCTTGCTTCAAATACAGTTTCAGGAACTTTGGCACAATTTAATACCGCAGTTACAGATGCTGACTTTGCATCCTTAGCAGGTACCGAAACACTTACAAACAAATCTATTAGCATGACAACAAATACTATTACTGGAACATTTGCTGAATTCAATACTGCTGTTACAGACCACGATTTAGTATCTTTAACAAGTACATCTACAATGACAAATAAAACATTGTCAAGTGCAATTGCAACAACAGCACTTACCCTTAATGCTACAGCAGAACTTAGATTAGCAGATACAGATTCAAGCCACTATGTTGGTTTTAAATCACCTGCTACTGTTACTACAAATAAAATTTGGACACTTCCTTCAGCAGACGGAACATCAGGACAAGTATTGTCAACAAACGGTTCTGCAACACTATCTTGGGCAACTGCAGATGGTGGCGGAGCATCCTTTAGCGAACTTATGCTAATTGGTGCATAGTACTTAACAAAAAACAAAGCACTAACTCTAAAGTAAAGATTTACACGTCTTAACCAGGCGTGTTTTTCTTTTTAAACTTATGATATACTTAACACTACTTTATAATTCTTAAAGTACTTATCATATTTTTATTAGAAAGTTGGAAATTTTATGTCAGATACCTTTTCTTTTCGTTTATTAGAAGACTTCGTAGCAAAATACAAAGACACACCAGCACCTTTTGGATTCTCAGATGCTGGATCAAACTCTCTTGGCGAGGTAACCTTTATACGTACCTATTCACGTATGAAAGAAGACGGAACAAAAGAAAGATGGTATGAAGTCTGCAAGCGTGTAATTGAAGGTATGTACTCAGTTCAAAAAAACCATGCAAAAGAAAATCGTTTACCTTGGAATGATAATAAGGCTCAAAAGTCTGCTCAAGAAGCCTTCCAAAGAATGTTTGAATTAAAGTGGACACCACCAGGACGTGGCCTATGGGCATTCGGAACTCCTATGACTATGGATAAGCGTAACTCTGCTTCCCTGCAAAACTGTGCAATGGTTTCTACTCGTGATCTTGATCGCAATGATCCAGGAGCGTTATTTTGTTGGGTAATGGACGCATTAATGCTAGGTATAGGCGTAGGTTTTGACACTCTTGGGCAAGAAAAAGAAATGATAATCTACGCTCCAACTGAGCCACCAGCAATATATGAAATTCCTGATACTAGAGAAGGTTGGGTTGAATCTGTAAGACTATTAATAAATTCATACCTTCGCCCAAACCAACCTATACAACAGTTTACCTATGACCTTATTAGACCGTTGGGAGCACCTATCAAGGGTTTTGGCGGAGTAGCCAGTGGTCCAGCACCATTAATAGATTTACATAACCGTATTACAAAGGTCGTAGGATCTAGAGCAGGAGATAAGTTTGATTCTCGTGCAATAGTAGATATTGTAAACCTTATTGGTACCTGCGTTGTTTCTGGTAATGTTCGTCGTTCTGCTACCCTCGCTTTAGGTAATCCTGAAGATAAGGATTTTAGTAATTTAAAAAATGCAGAAGTTTTTCCAGAGCGTAACTCCTATGATCCAAAAAATCCAGGATGGGCTTGGATGTCTAATAACTCTATTGCTGCAGAGGTTGGAACAAACTATGAAGATTATGTTGATTTAATTGCAGACAATGGAGAGCCAGGATTTATTTGGCTAGATGTTGCTCGTAATTACGGAAGACTAGCAGATGCAGCAGATGGTAAAGATTATCGTGTAATGGGTTTTAATCCATGTGCAGAACAACCATTAGAATCTTATGAATTATGTACACTAGTAGAAGTTCACTTAAATCGTCACGAAGACAAAGAAGATTTTCTTCGTACATTAAAGTTTGCATATCTATATGGTAAGACTGTTACTCTTATGCCAACACATTGGCAAACAACAAATGGAATTATGCAACGTAATCGTCGCATTGGAACATCCTTAACTGGTATTGCATCTTTTGCTGATACAAAGGGAATGCCAGCACTTCGTGATTGGATGGATTCTGGATATAATAAAATTCGCGGGTATGACAAAAAATACTCAGAATGGCTATGTGTACGTGAATCAATTCGTGTAACTACCGTCAAACCTTCAGGATCTGTATCACTATTATCTGGTGCAACACCAGGAGTTCATTGGGGTCCAGGCGGAGAATTCTATCTACGTGCTATAAGGTTTGGAAATACAGATCCAATGCTTCATTTATTTAAAGCAGCAGGGTATAAAGTTGAAGCAGATTTAGTATCTGCAAACACTTCAGTAGTATATTTCCCAGTAGCATCTGGACATCCCCGTTCTGAAAAGGATGTAAGTCTTTTTGAAAAAATTGGTTTGGCTGCTACCGCTCAAAAGTATTGGTCTGATAATGGAGTATCTGTAACACTGTCCTTTGACAAAGAAACAGAGAAAAAACACATTGCTCCAGCCCTTCATCTTTATGAAGGAGAATTAAAGGCTGTTTCATTTTTACCAATGGGAAATAAAACATTCCCTCAGCAACCATATAGCAATATTACAAGAGAAGAGTATAACTCTTATGTTGGCAAGATTGCAAAGATTGACTGGTCTGCAATTTATGATGGCGTAGAAAATCTAGAAGCACAAGGTGAGGCTTATTGCAGCACGGATGCCTGTGAGATTAAACTTTATTAAATTATATGAAAACAGCATACAGGAATTTAGAAGAAGTAAAAAAGTTACCGCTTAAAAATAAACCTAATGCTTCAATCTACGTTTATCAGTTATTATTGAATCTTGCTGCACTTTATGTAGCCAGTAAAATTTATGTTGATATCTGGCGTTCTTTAACGGGACATTGATAGATTCATATATTTTAACGCTTCCCCTGCTATAATAAGGGTATAGGAGAAAAATGTCTAATCCATCAAATTTGTATGCAGAAAAGGTATATTCAGAGCATCCGCTTGTTTTGTGGGCATTAGACGATACGGTTGACTATAAGAGTTTAATTTCTGAAGCACGACGCAATCTTGCAACTTTGTGGACACCAACAAGTGCTGCTCTTGCAACATCTTTTGAAGATCTAGCAGAGCCATTTCCAGATAGTCATTTAAACAGAATTAGGGTTAGTGTTCCAGTATCAGAAACAATTGAAGCATCAATTATCAGTCCTAACATACTTAATCTTAACACTCTCGCAGACCTTGGAACATTTACCGTTGGCTCATATTTTTATTCAAATAGTTTATTTTTACAAACGGTATCAATAGGATATGAATACACAGATCCAGTCACATCAACTATAATCCAAAATTTAAAAACCTTTACTAGCACACTTTATCAAAAATGGGGATTTATTTCTGAAACTTTTGAAATTCCAAATGTTTCTGCACAACTAAGACTTGTAATTAAAATTAAAGTTTTTGAGGGGTCAACAACATCAGCAGATAACGAATTTTATATAAATGGTATTACCTTGGGTCAGTGGAATGAAGAATTCAATACTTATTCTTTAAATGGAATAACCGAAACAACAGTTC